ACTTGGCATCCCGTGCAGGGTTCACACCCCGATGGGTGAATTGCCACCTGAACTTGTACAGGCAAGAGAGTGTGGGGCAGAAATCATCCAGTGGACTGCTGGATATAACAATGTCATTATCAGCAGGGCAGAGAAGGACGCCACCGAACACCCTGACTGGACGTACATTCCGTTTGGTATGGAGTGTCAGGCCGCTGTTGTGATGACGGCAAGCCAAGTGATAGATATTCCAGAAGGTGTGAAGCGCATCATTGTACCAGTAGGCTCAGGCATGACCCTAGCGGGCGTTCTGTGGGGCTTACGCAACAGGAACATAGATATCCCAGTTATAGGCATAGTAGTGGGCGCAGACCCCACAGAACGCCTCTTGAAGTATGCTCCGTTAGGTTGGCAACAACAGTGTACTTTGGTGGTGTCGCCGCTTGATTATGCACAGAAGCCACGGATCACTACATTTGAGGGGATCAAACTTGATCCAGTTTATGAGGCAAAGTGCATTGACTACATGAAGAACGGCGACCTGCTGTGGGTCGTTGGTATCCATGAGACAGAAATGGAGAAACAAATCGTACCACGGTGGTTGTGCGGTGATTCACTAGAACTGGACAAGATGATACCAGACACAGAGAAGTATGACCTCATGTTCACTTGTCCACCATATCATGACATGGAGATTTACTCTGATGATCCACGTGACCTCAGTAACATGAAGTCATACGACAAGTTCATTGGAACATACGGTCTGATTCTTGGAACAGCGTTGGGTCACGTGAAGAAGAACAGGTTTGCGGTCATCGTGGTGAGCGATATAAGGGACGCCAAGACAGGGTTCATCAAACCGTTCGTGCAGAACACTATAGAGTTTGCAGAACTATGTGGCTTCAAGTTGTACAATCATGCAGTGCTGTTCAACGTGTGCGGTACACTGCCGTTGCGCACTGGACGGCCTTTCTCACAGAGCAGAAAGATGGGGAAGATGCACCAGGATGTGCTTGTGTTCTTCAACGGAGACCCTGCTAAAATCAAAGGGGACTTTGGTGACGTTGAATGTGGTGAGGAAGTGGCGGGATGAATGATTGGAAAGAAGAGATCCTTTTATTGAAAGCTGCTGTTGTACACATGAGGATGCATGAAATTACTCCAGAAGAATGTGACAAGAGAATGAGACAGATTCTTGATACAGTTCATGACGGTAACGGAGTAAGTGAGACGATCAAGGAGGTGACAGAATGAAGTATCAAATAACGCTAGACAAGAAACCAGCGCACTGTTTGGATTGTCAGCTTAAAGACAGGGGAGATAGTGATGGTTGCATTTTGCAATACGAAGAGACTGGAGAAAATATTGTACCACATAACCCCTGTATAGAGTTTGAGAACTGGGAACAACAGATGGAACATTGTCCGATTAAGGAGGTGACAGAATGACTCCAGAAGCCGAATTGATGGAAGAGATTCTTAGAGAACTTAAAATATCTAATCGTTTGAAGGCGGTCGAGTTAAACATTACAGTAAATCTTTCACTTGCTGGCAGAGAAACACGAGACCGAATGATACATGATGTTTTTGAAGCGTTCAGTTTTTATGATGCAGACAAGTTGAAAAGTAAGCAAGCAAGGTGATGGGGAATGGTTAATCCTATACCAGATAGAACAGGAAAGGATCCACGGTGGGATGAACTTGGCAAATATATTCGTGGTGTTGCCGACGCTATGGGTCTTAGTCAGTGGTATTTCAAAGTCCTCTTTGACAAACCATCAGGAGCAAATGAAGAAGATGAAGAATCGTATGCCTCCGTTCAGATTATGTCACAGTCCGTTTCAGCATATTTTCGTGTTGGCGATTCTTTCTGGACAGATACAACTTGGGAACAACGTTGGATTATTGTTCACGAGTTAATCCATGTTATTGAAACAGCCTATATTAAAGCACTTTATGAAGCATTGGAAGCCCCGAGTGTGGCAAAAAACATCATCAATCAGTTGCGCGAACGGTTCATTGACCAGATAGCCTTAATGTTGGCTCCAACGTATACATTGCCACCAGAAGGTTTTGCACCTCCTGGAGATGCTTCTATAGGTAAAGATAATGAATCCAAAAGTTTTTGAACCAGACGACTTGCCCCTCATGTGCAGTGATGATATTGTTATCGAGATAGTCAAACTATATCAAGATGGAACGTGGAATCAAAACAAGAACTTTGAGTATCTTGTTCTGAAAAAGGCGTTGTTCAATGCGCTGGTAAGGGAACAGTTTCAAAAGGGGAATCCCAACAATGAAGTGCGGATCATTTAAGTTAATGGATGGGTTTGAATTCAGCAGCAATGGATTCAAGTTCAAGACATTCATTACTTCTATTCAAGCATACTATTCTGGAATGCACGACGGTGTCATTAATTTTGCTACCATTTACAATCTGTGCATAGATATTGAGTGTTTAGGGCGAGACCGTCATGCAAAGAAAGCACTGGACTCACTCTCTAGTGATGAACTTGCAGACGAGAACAGGGTTGCCCTTGCCGATACCTTCAAACAAGGGAACACCTTTGCGTTTGAGAAAGATGGACACACGTTCTATGCGACAGCGAAGTCCGTAAACAGTGAAGCAGAATACCAGAATTTTTATGAGTATCCAGGAAGAATTGTTGATACACGGTTAGCGTCTGTCAAATACACGGCTTATATTGATGTCGTGGAGATTGACCCTAAAGATGTTGTGGTGCTGAGTAAGTATGTTGGAGACGGACGATGAACAGCAAAGAAGTCTGGTTGCTTGGTCCGCCTGGAACTGGCAAGACGACAAAACTTACAGCCTATATTCTTGAAGGCGTCCAGAAGGTTGGAAACAATGGTGTGCTGGTTGGTTCATTCACCAAAGCAGCAGCCACAGAACTTATCAGCCGTCAATTGCCAGTTCCAGAAAGCAATATTGGAACACTTCATGCGCTGTGTTACCGTGCGCTTGGCAGACCCGAGATTGCAGAGGTCAAGCACATTGCAGAGTGGAATACGTTTGAACCACAGTATGCTCTTAGCAAGGCAAGCGGCAAGGTCAACGTTGATAACCCGACATCAGAAGAAGAAACCGCTACCGATGGGGACCGCTTGTTGCAAGAGTACAACACACTCAGGGCAAAGTTGACTCCACGAGAATACTACAATCCAGACGTTGAAGCCTTTGCTCTGCGATGGGACTTCTGGAAAGACTTGAACGGCTTTGTAGACTTCACTGGACTGATTGAACGTGGCATTACTCACCTTGACTTTGTTCCAGGAAAGCCACGTATCATGTACATGGACGAGTGTCAGGACTTCTCTGCGCTTGAACTGAAACTGGTGCGCAAGTGGGAACAATCAGTAGACCTGTGCTTCATGTCATTTGACGATGACCAGAGCATCTATCACTTCAAGGGGGCATCTCCAGAAGAACTGATACGTAACCCTGCTGCTAAACAGCAAGTATTGAAGCAGAGTTACAGGGTTCCACGTGCAATTCTTGACAAGTCACAAGAGTGGATCAAACAGGTGAACGTCAGGGCAGTCAAAGAGTATAAGCCACGATGGAACATCCCTGACGACCCCGATTCTGGTGAGGCAATTGGCTCTATACGTTATCTGGATGCCTCATACAAGTACATTGAACCCGTCATTGATGACGCACTGGAGCAGGTTGCAAGCGGCAAGAAGGTTATGATACTCGCGACATGCAGTTACATGTTGGATCCACTCAAAGCCGTTTTGCGCCGTGAAGGGATACCGTTTTGTAACCCTTACCGTACAACACGTGGTGACTGGAACCCTCTGCGCTTTGACGAGAACCGCATCAGTGCAGCACAACGCCTGAGCAGCTATCTGAAAGTCCATGAAGGCCAACTGTGGACGCCAAACGACATCACTCTTTGGTCTGAGGACATCAGGGCTGCTGGAATATTTATTCATGGCGGCAAGACTGCTTTGTCTGAGGGAGAATGGAACGAAGATCCCGCTGTTGCAGCACAGCAGATGGCGTTTCAATTTGAGGAGGGTGTCTATGAAGAAGCGTTTGCAAACGCCTATGAAGGAGAAACAACGTGGTTTGAAAAGAACTTGCTCGCGAGTAGAATCAATGCCTACACCTATCCTGTCACCGTGTACAAGAAAGGTGGAATTCAGAATCTCCTCACGAGACCTTCCATTATTATTGGAACTATTCACTCTGTTAAAGGTGGAGAAGCTGATATAGTCTATCTTTTTCCCGACCTCTCTCTTGCAGGGATCAACGAGTGGAACGGTAACGGTGGTTCTGAGGGAGGAAAAGATGCAATTGTTCGGTTGTTTTATGTAGCGATGACACGTGCAAAGGAAGAACTGGTCTTATGCAATGCTTCACAACAGTATTATATCCAACTATAAGGGAGCAACAATGACAATCTGTGCCATGTGTAAACATTATATTGGATACCACATTAATTGTGATTTTGGTGTTCCAGCAAAATGTTACGCAAATGTCAAAGGAATCGATCTTATTGATTATGTTACTGGCAGGGCATATTCTATTCAGAACGACGCAGAAATTTGTTCAGATAAAAACACCGCTGGACGTTGTGTTGATTATGTTCCAAAAGGTAAAAGGAGATAACTATGAATGAAAAGTTTACAATGAAGAAGAAGTGGCATATTCTGAACAAGGAAGGGATTGCAATTGGTGTTGCAGCAATGAGTTTCACTCCAGTGATAGTGTTCAATCTCCACATGTTCATGCTGGCATGGTATGACGTAGAACAGAAACACACATTGGCAGAACTGTTTGATGAAGAAGGGAATGGACTCTCACCGAATCATTACAGGTTGGAGAACACCAGCGATGAACCCGCAAACTAATCAACCATCATATACTGGAGAACGTCATAAGTTACGTGTCATCTTTGACGGTCAGATACGTGGACTTCATTGTTGTATTGTGGATTACAATACTCATCCATGCGCATATATTGAAGTTCCCAAGAAACTTTCTCAAATGATTATCCTGAGCAAATGGCATAGTTACGAGTGGTTTGAGCGATGCATCAACGTTCATGGTGGCGTGTCGTTTGGTTACAGAAAGACTCTCTGGAATTCATTGTTCAATCCAGATGAACGTTTCAAGTCGTTTCCTTTGTGTTCAACAATCATTGGATGGGATTATGCGCACTGTGGGGATCATACACAGTTCAACCCTTGTGGAGAATCTGACTATCCTCCATTTATAATGGAAGGGAAACGGTGGACAACACAGGAGATTTGCATGGAGATTGCAGACGTTGCAACACAACTTGTAGGGAAGGCACGATGAAACAGAACATACCGCTTGAAACCAGCGTCACAAAAAGCATCCTCAAATATCTGAAAACCGTTCCGTTCTGTAGGGCGGAGAAACGGCATGGAGGAGCGTTTGGCAATTCTGGCAAACCCGACATCACAGGCTGCATCAACGGTTTACGCTTTGAGTTTGAGGTCAAGCGTGGACCATTTGGTTATCCTGCAACAGAATTGCAGAAGAAAGAACTCGCAGAGTGGAATGAGGTCAACGCAATTGTTGCCGTGGTCTACAACGTGGATGAGGTCAAGCAAATCATCAAGAAGATACAAGAGTACAACTTCTGTTACAAGGGAGAGACTTCGTTCTTTACAGAGAGGCGGTTATGAACCTAGAAGAAACACAGCGATTGAAAGATATGGCAGAACTTGCTGCGGACTTATCTTGTGCAAGGGGAATGTCTTTTGGCGATGCGTTTGAAACCTTGCGAAGAGCAACGCTACCAAGCCCTGCATTACTGCGACGCAAGAGAAAGTATGCTTTGATTTGGCGTATTGTTTGGTTCATTGCTTGTTTCTTATTTGGTTTCGTTGCAAGTAAGATGCTATTGCCATGAGGAGGATGTGATGGCAACTGTTGAAGAAATGCGGAAAATGGCAATCAATATTGCAACGTATCAATTTAAGGGAAAACCAGCCTTTGAACCCGCTCTCGAAGAGATTACTGGAGTAGTTGACACCCTTATCTCTGCTGTCGAAGAGAGGACGAAGAAACAGATACTGGACGCATACATTGCAAAGTTCAACATGGGTGGCAGTCTATGCGTGATAATTCGGACTTCAGTTCTTGAACTAAAGGAGACCACCGATGACTAAGTTTGAAGCACTGCGAGAAACTGTGATTGGTCATACAATGGCTGGAATATTTACTCATGATAAGAATAAAGACCTTGGAGAGATCGCAGCAGAAGCGCGACAACTGTGTGATGACCTCATTATTGTTGTTGAAGAACGATTGAAAGAGAAAATACGGAACAGAGAAATTGCCTATGATTTTGGTAGTTGGAAAGGATGTGTTGCTGTACCCGCTGATGTTCTTGCTCCAAGTGAAGAGTTTTTACGGGAACAAACGTTTGAAGATTGCATGGAAGACCAGCAGAGGGAAGATATGCTTGCCGAAGACTTGAAACGTCATCAGCAACAGGCAGACAGGGAACGGTTTGCACAGGAGAACCCATGAATCTACCAATTAAAGTTGATATCTATCGCAAGTATGTGACTGTTCAAGAAAGGCGCACAGTGAGATTCCTGGGTACAGTAAATGATTTGCGGTTTCCGATTGTTGGAGTTGTGACCCTTGGTAATGGCTTTGATATGGTTATGTCGTATGCAGTAAATGGAGAAAGCGAAAGTCATCCTGAAGCTTGGAGTCTAGTACCACTCAAACCTGAGTATCACGAACAGTGGCGGCAAATGAACATCGTAACTGGTGAAATCCATGAAGGGTCATGGTTTAACGACCAGGAGAGTTGCATGAGAAAGTGTTTCACGAATGAGGTTCCATGTCACATTGAGTGGAGGACATAACATGCTGATAGCAAAGGGCGACCACGTAAAGTTCAATTACAACAGGAGATACTCCACCGTTGTGATGACTGGTACTATTGAGAAGATTGGAAAGAAGTTTGCGTACATCAAGGTTGAAGGGATTATCTACGTAGGAGCACAGAAGATAATCACCAATGCCGTCCGTGTGCCGTTTGTTGACGTGCTGGAGGTGGTCAAATGAAGAGCAAGAGCCAGAAAGCCATCATTGAAAAAGCAGCAGAAGATATGTTTGAGGAAACAGAACTTGAAGGTGTGCTGAATTGTGACAAGGAAACCGCTCGTAAATTCATGCGCTACATCTGGAAGATTGCGTTCAAACGTGGACACATCAAGAGCATGGTTGACAATGAAACGGCGATCGAAAAGGAAAATGAAGAAATCCGCATTGAACAGAATCATGTGTATGAGAACGGAATCAAGTCGGGAGTAATGAAGCCATGAAAACCAAAGAGGAAAAGGCTGTCTATCTCCGCAACTACAAAATAGAACACGGAGAACAGATTGCCGAGAACGCTCACCGATACTACATAGCGAACAAAGATGAACACAACAAACGGTCACGTCAATGGGCGATTGATAACAAAGATAAAGTTAATGCTCGTAGACGAGAACGGAGACGACAAAAAACCCCTGTCATCTATCTTGACCAGCGGGTCGATAGCAAGTGCAAGAACCTCATTGATTCATATGGAGAGATATGCGTAAAGTGTAACTGTTGCGGATGTCTTGACCACGACAGCATGTACACAAGCCGCCTACGTGTGGTTCGGCGACATCTGAAAGAAGAAATTGCAAAACTTACAGACCCATATTGCCAGACTGCATTCCAGCAGAAGAACATCCGTGCAGGTATCCGTTACTTCAAGAAAGCCATCGCTTATGATGAACGCAAAGTAAAGGAATATAAGACATATGCTCGAATACAGAGCAATAAACCGTGACGCAAAGTAGTGATGCTCTGATTGCACTCATCCAAGCAGTCAACGGTGTATCAGATGTTGATGCAGCAGCAGACTTTGAGGTTGTTGGCAATCAGACGAGAAGAGAGAGGTGGAGAATAATGCCAGAAGAAGTCAAGATAGGAATTGACGCAGTACAGCAAGCCATCTTCAATCAACGTGTGGCTGCTCGTATTGAAGAAGCTACCAAGTGGGCTATCTGGAATGACGGTGAGCAGTTTATTGGAGTTCAACGACATCCATTGAAGAAATACATTGAGGAGATTATTGCATCAGAAGTAAGGTTGAGATATAAAGAGGAGGTAAAATGAAATACATCTATGTTGTTGCCGAACGAAATCCATATAGGGCTTATGTCAAGGAAGCAGAATCACTTGTACCACAGTTGGCAATGGAAACGGTTATCTGTTCATTTACTGGGAACAAGATTCTGGAACTGATGGGCGATGAAGCCGTCTTGAACGCCATATACGGTGTTCTTATCAGGGACGGTGAACTGAAACCTGGAGATATTCTTGCTCCAGAACGTGTACATAAGCAAGATACAGACGGCGCAATGGATGGCCACTCTACAATGGAGGGGAAATGAGTCGCGTTAGTGTAACAAACAGCGAAGCTCTGGCAAAAGGATTCTCGTCAATGCTCGCAGAGTACGGCAAACGGTGCGAAGGAGAAGAAGGATACTTGCTTGGCGAACTTGTGAGAGCATATATTCATCCGCTTATCAATGATGTGTACGGTATTGGTCACGAGAACGGAGATGTTCTTCAAGGTGTTCTCCAGTTACTTGACAGTCAACGTATTGGAGTTGACGACCATATCAAGCGCGACATCAAGGCGTATCAAAAAACGTTGGAGAAGAAATGAAAACACTGGAAATCTACTTCAAAGACACTGCGCATTTTACTGTTACGCACGTAGAAGCAGAGGTTATCGATAATAGCCTTGTCATCTTTCATACCATGCCAGATCCAGATGGTTTCACGTGGACCGACGCATATCCACTTGCAACAATTGATTGGTACAGATGGAGAATACAAGATGAAAAAGCGACCGACACGACTGGACAACCTGTACAATAATCTTGTCAAAGACATCAAGGACGGCATCCCTGGATATGACTGCGGTGACACTGAGGCTGCCGACCAAGCCATTGACGACTTGAAAATGGTTGTTGCTGCTGCAATCAAGACTGGTCGCAAACAGGTATTCAAGTATGTGAACGATCATGACTTTGAATTGCAGCACAAGCGAGCAAAACGTTCATTACTAGAAATACACGAAGACCATGACCACAAGCAACTTGTCAAACAACTTGAAGAACTTGCAACACGTTTAAGGAACGGTTTCCCTGTACGGTACATCAAAACAAGAGAATTTAATCCGCAGCAACCTGGAGAGGAAATAGACTTGGGTGCTGCACATAATCATCCACATGGATAAGGAGGTGGACATGCCTGACCTCATGAAACAAGAAACGCAGGTTGTTGGAATCATCACCAAACTGGAACACACAATAAGCATACACCGTTGTGGTGGACATCACTGGTGGCGCAGACTTGCGTACAAGGATGCCCCACCAGACATCACTGAGATTGTTATAATGGAAGTGACAAAGAAAGACGGCAGCCTGTGGACAGTCACTGTTCAAGGGTGTCCACAGGAGTTCATTGATAAGTGCCAGAAAGCGTATGATGGGAAATGGGAAGCAACGTTCACGATAACACAAGATGTATGAGAGAACAAAGGAGTAAGGAATGAACTTTCCAGAATTACCTATACTTGGAGATTTTGTTGATTGGTATTCTAAGACTCCACATGTAAGTGCTATCGAGTCGGGTGTTATTATCAAGTGTGATCCTGACGCAGCACTTGTGATTATCCTCTCTGGTTCAGGGTATAAATTCGAATGGGTGCGGTGGGAGAAATTTATTGTCAATGTCATAGAGGATGAAGTACAACATTGCATTGCACTTACTAAACGTAGAAATGCATTTGATACTCCAAAGGAAACACAGATTAACAAGATACCAAGTGGTGATTGGTGCAATCCACAAGGAATGTACGCAGACAAGAATACGATGTGTCCATGTCTGAATACTAGCAATGTAGCATATTGCCAAGCGTTTAGGGAAGGTTTGAATTTTGACAAGGGACACGTTCATTGTATACGGTTGCTGCGATGCCTTGCAACCTATCCAAAGGGAGGTCACATTGTTCCAGTTACGCAAAAGGAAGAATAGCGAGATGAAACTGGTCAACATCTTGTGCAAGGATTGCCAGCATCACAGTGATTCTCACACGAACGCACATAGAGAATTTTCTACGGAGTTTCCACAAGGTAGAATAGCAACGATGGAAGATCGTCCTCAGGAGGGTTATGTATACTGTGAAAAACTTGCTGAACTTTGCAGTGACAAGGAATACAATATGGAGATGCCAAAGGACGGGTTTTGTTCATACGGTGAACCTGAACCATGAGACAGTTTGCAGGATTGAATAGTTCACAAAATGAAATTTACGAACGTGCCGAGAAGAAAACAAAAGAGTTTGAGGACTACCTGCTCGGTGAGATTGCTGCTATGCACGGTGAAGATAGAAACACTGCTGTACATGCGTGTTCACATTCTGCATCATGGGTTCGTGGGTACGACGAGATGATGGATGCAATGAACGAGATTTACGGTATGATAGAAAAGGCGAAATGAGACTCCAGGAGATGTCTGTAGAGGAACTTAAACGCGAGTTCCTCTTGAAACCACAGAGTGATGCGGTGTGGCGTATCTTGAAACGCTCCATTGTAAATGAAGCAATAGTTGCTACAATTAACATAGAAGATGGTACAATCATGGTAAGCAATGCTCTTCCTATTGGTGCAACATACGGCGTTGTGCGGTTGAAAACAAGTGGAGAAGTAGAACCTCCAAAATTTATCAACCCTGATTTTCCACGGGAGGTATCATGAACCATAGTTACTCCAGTCTTACCCTGTATGAAAAGTGTCCTTGGCTCTTTTACCAGAAGAACATCTTGCATACTCCAGAAAAGAACGAAGAGAATATCAACATGGCAATTGGTCTTGCAGTTCACAAGAGCATTGAATCACAGTTAAATGGAGTACAGAAGATCGTCGCAGATGCACAGGCACTGAAAGAATCGTTCCAGAATCCTCCAAACAGTTCACTTATTTACATGCAGGGGTTATCGGTCATACCAGAATCTTTCATCCTTGATTCTAGTGGCTTTCAAGTCAAGACCGAAAAGCGAATGTTCTTTCATCTACCAACTCCACGGGTCAGTGAGCCGTTCACGACCAAGTTTGATGCGTACTGGGTTAATGGGAATAGATTGAACATAGTGGACTGGAAGACGGGCGCACACGTTGACAAGGACGCCGAGAAACAATTACAGTTCTACGCTTTGGGTGGAATCATTTCAACAAGGACTGGAAAGAATCCGATTGAAGAGGTTTCTTGTACCCTGTACTATCTGAAACTACATGAAGCGAAAACCCTGGAATACATTTGGGGCTGTGAAGATGTAGAGAACATCATGGAGTGGGCTATCAGCACAGCAGAGAGTGTTGAGTCGTGCATTGGTTCTCAGAGTAAAAGTGATCCAGAACAGACGTATGAGCGCAACAGGGAAAGCACCGAGTGCAATTGGTGTCCTTACAGAACCGAGTGTTTTGTGTCTCTGTAAAATGAATGGACTTAAGCTATGTACGGTTGTGGTTCTCCTTTTTATTCTGACCCCTGCTGTGACATCAAATAAGGGCGTTTCTGAGGCTGTAGAAGCAAAGACGGTCAATCATAGGGCTGCCATACGTTTAGCCTCACCAGTGCCACGAGCCAAGCCAATCCAGCCTACTGCGGTAAGCCGTTCAAATGCTGCGGGCATATCAGTCAAAGGCTTGGTTAAATTGTTCGAGATTTCGGCGTATAGCCCTACAGCGGCAGAGTGTGATGGGAATCCTCTCCGTACTGCTACTGGTAAAAGGGTTCGTGTTGGTGGAATTGCAGCGGACATCAGAGTGTTGCCCTTTGGTTCACTTGTAATTATTCCTGGATACAATAACGGCAAGCCATGTGAAGTGATTGACACGGGCGGAGCAATCCGTGGTTTGAAACTGGACGTATTCTTGTGGTCTGCGCATGAAGCGATACACTGGGGGCGGCGGCGGAACGTGCCTGTCACAATCTTGCGTCTTGGACATGGGGACTGACAGGTTTGGATTCACATCGCTCACAAGGACGTTTACGCTAGAAGTTTGGAATCATATTCCTGGGTTTTCTGTTCTGAAAGTCAAGAACGGTTACATTGTTCTCCGATACAAAGGGGGGTCGGTGCGCGATTTGTTTAATGCTATTCGCGCAGAACCAATGGCAGACCGTTGTAGATTGAGTTTCATCGTGTTTGGAAAGAAACACAAGTGGTCGTTTGATTATGAAAAGAAACTTGATCGTCTACGGTTATACAGAATCTCCAATATTTATGGATTAGAAAAGCAGAAGTGCAGAAAAACATCCAGGTTCTACGGTGTTTCATACGAACGAACAATAACATCGGACAACAACTGGATGGCGTTCTACTACGTGGTACGTGAAGAAGTAGAAGGAAAAGACCGCAAGATGATTGCGCGATACACAAACGAACATGAGGCTGCTGTTGCACATGACGCCTTCATGTTGTGGTGGAAACAGAGAGGAAGGTTGAACTATACACGGTTGAAACGACCGCTGGACGTTGAAGAACTGTATTTGCACATTACACCAAAGGAGCAGTTCATGAGTTCTGCAAGACCTGACTGTTATGCCTGTATACATCACAAGGAACTACCAGTCAATGCTCGTATTGAGTGCAGAGCAAACAGAGCAACAGTTGAAGGTCATCCGTTAGCGCACAAGCACGGTTGGTTTAATTATCCATTGAACTTTGATCCACTGTGGGTTCAGAATTGCGACAGTTTTATGCCTAAAGGAGGCATCCAACATGAGCAAGAACAAGAAGGTCGAAGTAAAGAAGAAGATATCCAGCGACACAAAAGTGACAAAGATAGCCGAGAAGAAAAACCCTCTTACCAAAGCATTGAATAGTGTCATTACCGAGAACGAGAAGAAGGCAACAAAGTCCAAGAAACCCATCACCACTTCAAATATTCCCGTACCAGTCGTGGAGAAGGTTGTCAAGGAGAAGAAAGTCAAGGCAGTCAAGATTGTTTCCACCGAACCCAAAGTTCGGAAACAGAGAATCAGCAAGTATGACCCCGCCAAAGTGGAGACGGCGTTCCAGAAAGCCATAGCAAGCGGCAAACTGGACGGGTTTTTTGGCAAGGAACCCTAGCAAGGAATGGTTAAGCCCCCTGCAAAACGCAGGGGGCTTTTTTCATGCCTAGTCTGTGCTGGATTCGGCCCCTTTCCAGAGGTTTCGTTTCAATAGACGTACTTTGGTATGTCTACCCCTATTTACTCTTCACCACGGGCTTCTTTCATTGTAAGGTGCTTATCTACTGCGTTTGCAGCCTCAAAAACCACACGGTCAGCCCACTCAGCACGTTTCCCCTTGTTCCAAAGGTTTACTGGTCTGAGATACCCGACCACACGGCTGTATACTTCGCATTTTGTTCTACTTGCTGCTGGAATCTTTGTTCCGTCTTCCAGTAGCAAGTCACCTTCATCTGTCTCCGTAACTCCATCTGCAATCTGATTTACTAATTTTTCTTCCTGCGAGTTGGATGCCATTTCCCTCCTTCAATACCGTAAAGTAATCGCATTTGCGCTTTTGCTTTGGCTTTGGTCGTTTTCTTCGCAGAAGCGTGGCTGCCATGAGTAACACGAAAGCCACCTTTGACTTTCCGCATTTTCCACGGCATACGCTGTCACTGTGGTGTTGTAGATATTGTTGGCGTTGTCTCTGTAATAGTTGTCGTCAACGAATTTGGTGAAACAGGGGTTGTCGTGGTAGTCTGAGTGACGTTGCCCCCTTTGATTCTGGTTATAATATCATTCACAACATTGGAACCACGAGAAATAACGATGCCAGTTATCGCATAGTCAAAGGTTGGACTCCCTCCCTCAATTCCAAGCAAGCCAATGATTCCAACCTTCCACACTATACAGACTGCAATGCCTAGAACGATAGACGCAATCAGCTTGACCCACTTTGGAGTAGGAACCTCTCCTAGTGTCATATTGATGATTGCTTCGACAAGAATTGCAAAGACGAGTAGAATCAAAAACTGTGTCATGATTGTCTCCTACACCTTGCGGTGTGCAAACTTGTACAACACCCATGCAAGGATGTTGTACGTAACTACTGCGTTCCAATCCACTGGAACATTGAAAAGACCTTCTGATATAGCCCACTGTTGCGCTACAGAAAGAACAGGTTTCAGTGCGACAACTGGCTTTGGTGCAACAACAGGTGTCGTCATTACTGCCTCCTGATTTATCTTTCCATTCTTGCCATACAACATTGACCATCCCCTGTAGGGGCAGATTTCGTTTCGAGTATATCCTGTAACCGACTGAAAACCAATAGAGTTACCAAGGGGTTCTCGAATGAATACAGACGCCATAAATACAGATGTTCCCCCACCTTTGATGTCCAGTCCAACGTGACCATCAACACCATACTGCCAATAATGGAATGCTCCAATGGGAGCCTTTGTGTAATCTGGATTAAGTTTCCCTGCCAAGTCACCAGCAATATGTGCAGATGAAGGAACAGGGAGCGGTCCTACTCCGTAGGCAGCGCACATGCGATACATGAGTGACGCACACCATAGATGCCATGTTCCACCATCATGGGTTGGATGTTCTTTTGCGAATGCTCTTGCCTTCTCGTCAAGTGTCATTTTGTTTCTCCATTACTTTTGTAGTACCTGTCCAAGATATGGCAGTAATCGTGTAAGAAGATAGACAACTGTCCCGCCAATAATCCAGTCCATGTACTTCTTAGTTTGCAAACTCCTATCGACCAACGGACCAAGAACGGCTTGAACTTCACCCAGTATCTTCGCCATCATCTTCTGGCTTTCATCGAGTCCGTTGAGTCTGTCATTCACCCCAAGTTGCGGTGCTTCCATCCGAAACGTTATCTGGTCGAGAACCTTGACAACGTGGTCGAGGATGACGGTCATCCCGTTCAATTTGGATTCTCTCTTATCCTCGTTTTCTTTCATATCCTTGCGGAACATCGATATGGCATTGGCGTTCGCCTCTACCAGCTCTGTGTTATGTTGGAACTTCTCGTCATCTTCGCCCATTTCATCCTCCTACAGCAGATTACACAGGATTACTGTGTCCAATACTATCACGGCGGCCAGCACAAACCAAGCTAAGACCCTCAACCAAACTGGGAACCTCACATGACCACAAGAAACGTGACAACACCGATGATAACAACAAGAGCAAGAATCGCAATGACTGGAACCCAACTTGGGAGTTCCTGGAACCAGATACTTGTCTGTTTCATGGATTGACCGCATCGCCAAACCACTCTTGAGGGTTTGCCGAATCAGTTGCCGCACTTGGTCCAAGAGAAGGGATACATGCCGACATTGGTTTCGGTGGTCTGACCAGAACGGGGACGGTTGCCCTTCTCATGATGGTAATATCAGGGAGAGCCAAACGTGATACTGAATCTCCAAGTGCGGCAAAAACAGCAGTCAATGGAGGTACGAGACTTATGAACCACGGAAGAGACAAGACATCTGCCTTTCTCATGATGGCAATATCAGGGATGGCTAGGGTTCCCTCTGCTTTGAGTGCTGTCCAGACGGCGAAGGCCATTATAGAATCTCTTTGACCACGGGGCAGTTTGCTGAGCCATTTCCCAATGCCCGCCATGCTTCATCAACGACACAGTAGGAAGAAGAGCCATCAGGGAGTTCTGACCAAGCATTGACCGTGAAGGTGTCCTCCGTATTGCTGATAATTTGACGGGTCTGACCAGTCCCGATACCTGCTGTGATAACGAGAATCTTCCCAACCCATGCATCGGGAGTCATTCCTTTGCCCGTATCGGTCAAAGTTGTTGAACCCCCTGACGATGCTGTTCCCGAAACAGGATATGTATATCCATCATAGACAAGGAACAGGTCAAGAGAGGTACAAGCCCTGAATTGTTGGAGAATAACATCCGTGGGAAGATAACCAGAAAGGGACGGCATGGTATTGCCACCGTTATAATCTTCTTGGTCGTAATAAGAAGCGGGACGCAATAGATTTTTTTGCACCCTATAGTCAGGTCCGCTTCCTGTCTGAAGTTGTAAATAAATGCAGAAGTGGGTATAAGATGTAGTATTCGACGCGGTTCCCGCTAACCCTAAAGCCATGTAAGTAAATGCGTCGGCCATTGCAACAGCCTGTGCGTTTTGAAAAAATGTTCTTACAGGTGATATTCCTATCAATGACCCACTAGAATAGTCACGTGGGAGATTGACTACGGTAATATGTGCAGCATCAGGGACTGCTTCAACAATTACTTTGTCACGACCTTCTTCATTTGCTCCCCACATTTGAAGCCATTGTCCAACGAAAACACCAGCAGAACTCGCAACCTCAAGATTAGCGTGGGCTCCCGCTGTTACCGCCGAAGTCATAGTTGTTCGAAGTGTCCATACTGGCACGAAGAACCCAAATCCACTGTAATAATAAGAGCCACCGTACGCAGTACATACAACTACAAAATCTTTGTTCCCATAGATATAGGTGTAACAAGGGTTAGCTGAGACACCATTGGCTAATCCTGCATTTGTCGCTATACATAACCAAGTAGCGTCTTTCCACTGAGCAATTCCTATTACTCCGAGAGGAATACAATATGCCGTCACTCCGTTATCTTGATACAGATAGAAGTAATTCTTCGGTTCAGTGCCAGCTTCTCCTTGTGAAGAATAGACCCTCCCGTAGCGATACCCTCTGAATTTGGCGGTACTCGAAACTGTCTCTGCTTTGATTGTCGTACTCCATGTTGGTTCTGTAGTAGCGTGAGAAGTTCCTGCCGTAGAGCAGATGTAGACAAGTCCGTTCAATGTCGTGGGTTTTACCATATCACCCAAGACGTAGGCATGAGCCTTCACGAAAGCTGCACAGTCAGCGACTTCTAATCCCTTCTCCTTGACCCACCCCATTGCCTCTATGTATCCGAACAGTTTGGTGAGCCAATCAGAGGCCGATGAAGAAGTTACCCTGTAGTAACACTTGTATGCCATTAGTTACCTCCTACTCTAGAAAGTCGAATCCCCTTACTTACCCAAGGAAAACTGCGCACTCCAAGAACAACATCTGGTTGTGTAGGGTTTCTGTGGTGTTTTGCACTCAGAGCAGGGAAGACCCCTCCTAGTGGTGCTACTCTAACGAACCACGGCAAGGATAGTATGTCCGCCTTGCGCATCGATGCAATATCTGGAAGTGCGCCTGTCCCCTCAACCTTGGATGCAATCCATACTGCGAAGGCCATTATAAATCGACCTTTGTCATGCCAATACTCCAACACCAATAGCAATCCAATCGTAGTAAGAACAGTTTTCTGTAACCACGGTAGCAGTTACATAGAAACCATCTGCATCTTTATTTTTGGAAACAACGCTTACTTTCGCAAATCCAGTTGGCGATGCCCCCTGTGTTATGACCAATGGTTCAGAACTAAATTTATATCCAAATGTAATCGTAACTCCAGTTTGATGAATTCCATAAGGCATAACACAAGGATTGCAATGTTGCGATGTAAAAATCAATCGTTCACTACTCTGTCTGCTCATATCACACCGAAGGCTTCAAGTAAGCCTCAATCTCTGTCCAGATTGATGTTCGTTTGTATGTGGTAGTGAAACTATTGACCACATAGTTGCCTGTTCCGCCAACAGGATCAGTCCAATCGAACCACTTGCCAAGCATTTCAGGGTCAGGTTCCAGACCTGCATACTTGAAGTGCAGCACCTGTGAACCAAACCGACCTATTTTCCAAAGTTGTTCGGCTATCGTAATCAAGTGTTCTTTTGCAATGCCAACCGTAGAAGCATAGACAATATCGTTTCTTCCAGTAAAGTTGTAGTTTGTTGCATGTACCACAGCCCCAAGATAACCATACGAATCGGCAATTTGTGTCACGTCGTCTACAACAAGAACTGTTCCTGGGATTGTTTCAAAGTTCACATCAAACGCAGCCCTGCTGCACCGTTCTCTCTGAAAGTTGGAACTAATCTTGTCAACGGGATGAAGTATGTCAACAATGGCTATAGTATCATGACTTGGATGTTGAAACACCGCACAGCCTAGATACATGGCAAGGCGTTGAATCTCAGCAAGATAGGTACTGTTCGTGATAGTCAGTACCTTTTCTTGATACATATCCCTGATAAGCACTGGGGTTGACGGTATGACACCATCCAGATGAATCCCGCTCATGCTGCCATCAGAAACAATCTCAACAAGGTCAGCAAGAGCATCAGAAGCAGTATACGTATTGGATGGATTCTCTTCTGTTGCTCCAACTGGAAATATCTTTGCAGCGCACGTAACATCCCAACCTTTCATAAGTCCAGAAAAGGTTATGTTACGAATGTATCCATCTCCAACGGTTCGTTCTGAGTGCATGTTTGCAACAAAACCCTTGAAGCACACAATATCGTTGATAGTGAGTGTCCACTTCCCACCAAAATCCCAAGGCATAAGTTTTCCAACAAGCTTTGCTGGTTCAAAATAAGTAATAGACGCAGAAGCGTTTCCTGTAAATATATTTCCAGAATAAGACACAGAGATAGGAATTCGTGTCCCGTCTATTTCAGACAAAAAGATGTCTGGAACATCGGGACACGAAAGCATAACTGGAACATTAAGTCTAACAATAATACTCATCGAACCATTAGTGGCCTACCACCACCACCAGCAGCTTCTGTTCCGCCAACACCAATGTTTCCACCATACCTGTGAAGAGTCAAAGAAATCGTATACAGCGGGTTGTCTGCTGAACCAGCTCCAGCATACTGTTCAGGGTCAGGAGGTGAATCTAGATAGTACGTTCCACCCCTGAATGAAACAAGACCATCATTTTCTAATTCAGCCAGATTCCCCATAAATGTATCCCAGTCATCTTTTACTCTGAATTCCAGGTCAATGTGTCGTATAATGGAAACACTCTGGAATTTGATATACCCATAGACACCTTGTTCCCCCTCTCCTTCAAAAACTGGTTGTTCTCCACTGTCATGAAGAACGGCAATACCAGTTGCAGAAAAGCTTTCTCTAATCTCTACAGCCATGTCATCCTCCATCAAACTGAGTGAAAGGTGTTCCACCAAATGAAGGGAAAGCAGTTCCATAATTACGTGGAGTAATGTTCTCTTTCAATTTAGCAACTACTCCCTTTGAAATTTGATCGACAGCAGCATCCAGAGCATTTTTGTTTGGGTTTGCGTCTAGAGCAGCTTTTCCTTTTGCAATAAGTTCTGGTTGACTTGCAGGGGTTCCTCTCTGTCTGCTTGGTATTGCAGACATATCAAAGTGAACATCAACTTTCATTGTTGATTTTGATTCCGTCTTTCTGGTAATAACAAATCCAGAAGCAAATCCAGAAGCAAGACTGCCAACAAATTTACTCAGTTCAGGCAAGTTACCAGACAGCAATTTGAGAGGTTCCCATGCTGCAATAAACTTTGCTGCACTAGCAGCACCAGAATTGGCAACGGTATCTGCTTCATCTCCAAGGCCATGCAAACCATCCATCATTCCATTTATATCTGCAATACCTTTTGTATAATCTTTGAACGGATCACTCGTTGATTTTGAGAACTTGTCCAGTTGGTCAAGAAGATATGACTTTCCCTTGATTGCTCCCGCCATTGCAGCAACACCAGCCGCAGCGGTTGCAATACCCATTGGATTAAGCATCGCAATCTGTATTGCACCTATAGCAATGGCAACTAAACCAATTATTTCCAACAACTTTGAAGCCCAATCTATCGCTGCCCTTATAGCTGCAACCGTTTTTTCTTTCGTAATAACAACAGCCGAACCTACTTCCTCAGTTCCAAAAATCATATCAGCAATGCCCTTCAACACGAACGTAAAGAACTGTGCAAACGGTCCAACCACACCAATGAGAACAGAACCAAGAGCAGTCTTGAATTCATCTATAGCCGCCTTTGCTCGTTCCAGTTGACCAAGTGGAGTTGAAATAAAGGTTTCCATTCCACCCTTTACACGTTCGGCCATGTTGACCAAGTTCTGCATAGGAGTAAGCATGTTTCCTTGAAGGTCTTTGTTCGTCTGAATACCGAACTGACGCAGAGCCTTCAACGAACCAAGTGCTGCTATTGATACCTGTTGCATTGAAGTCTGCAATGGCATACCCTTCGCACGTGCGTTGTCCAGTGCAACCTCAAATGCTTTTGTCGCTATCTTCCCTTCACCAAACCTAATGACCATCTGTGTCATCGCTTGGTTCAAATCATTACGTATAAAACCAGTCGAAATAGCGAGACTATCAACCAAGTTCGTAACATTGATTGCCATTGCAGGATCCATTCCACGGCTGGTCAGCGTATTCTGGAACTCCATTGCAGAAGCGTTTGCCTGAGTAAAGGCTTCAACGCACTGCTTGCCGAAGTCAAGAATACTGCGTCCAAGTCTGTATACAAGGAAACTGATAACAATGCTGGTCAACGTATTAACGATACGTTTTCCAAGGTTAGCAAAGTATGAATGTACAGAATCTCCAGCAGCCTGTATCTTCTGCATTGACGTCGCAGAGGTATTCTTAATCATAGCGTTGATGTTCGTTGTTGCAGTTGTCACAGCAGCCTGTGCCTGTACCGCAGCAATCTTTACTGGGTTCGCAGCATTGGTAATATTGGAAAAATTGACCTTTGTTCCAACATTCATTGTGGAAGTCTGCTGAGCAAGATTCCGAATAATCTGATTGATTTGCTGAGCCTTTTGCTGCAAGGTTGATGTTGTGTTGCTCATGATCGATTGCATCTGTGCGTTTGCCGTTGCCCCGACCGCAGCAAGTGCCGTCACAGCTTGAACCGCAGCAGCACGATATGCCTGTAACTTTGCCGTGTCATCTTCATTTGGACCAGCCGTTACAAGCGGCGTAGTAGTTGTCGCAGTTTGTGTTTGTGTTGCTCTGACAGGAGTAGTCGAAAGATTCTTCAACGACTCTGCGGTTTGTCCTGCCGCCTCTGTCGTTTCTCGTAACTTGTCTTTCATTCCTCCAATAACTTGCGTCATGAGGGTCAAAGATTGACCAACATCTGCTCCTTGAGTTCCCACTTTCGCCATCATGTCAATAAATCCCTGCATAGATGTAGAACTTGCATCTGCTCCAGGAACAAGTGCCATGAGTGCTTTGAGTTCTTCTTCTATTGCTGCAATAGCAGCGGCTTTTCCAGGTTGCTTTGCTGACTTATTTTTCAATGGATCAAGAATCGCCATCTGTCCTTGTATTTTAGCAACACTGTCAAACACAGTCTGGAGATATGTTCTGAGGCTTTCAGAGTCAGTTTGTATTCCAGCAAATGCCGTATTGAAAGATTGCTGCATCTCGCTGGAAGTACCCTGTGCGTTTGCTGCAATCTCCGCAAACGTACCAAGAATCTGTCCCAATTCGCTAGAAGAACTGATAATGTTTGCAAAACCAGTCTGGAAATCGTTTCCCATTCCAGCGGTATAGTTCTTAACTTCACCACCCATCACTTGCATTTTTGCAACGATGGAATCAAGTTCTGCCTTAAACTGGGAGGCCTCTAATGTTATTTTTGCGATGAACTCGTTTGTGCCTTCTCCAGCCATACTCTCCCCCTCTTAATGAAGTCTCGTTTTTCTTCTGTTGTCTGTTCAGAAGAAGGTTTGTCTTGTGAAGGTTGAGGTGGACCATCTCCAATATTGTACTTCTGAGATTGTTCTTGTCGTGCGTTCTCTGTAATAATATTAAAGAGATCCCACAAGTCAGGAACAGCCTCTATGTCTTGTTTAGTCCACCCCAACTTTCCAAAGAACAAGTAGAGTTTCGGTAGAATTAACCCACCGTTGGACTGGGGGCTTTCACGCCGAAAAAACGCTCCGTAGCCACCTTGATTTCATCCTGTGTTAAGTCAAGGTCTTTAACCTGTTCTTCTGTAATATCGGGAAACTCTTCCTTCTTCCAAAGATAGACGAGAAAGGTTGTCTGTTCGGTACTGAACTTGCACTCGGTTGGGGGGATGCCAAACCGTGTCTCGAATGCGCCCCATTCCCTTAACTTCATAATTCCTCCTAGACTCCAGCTGCGGCGTCTGCTTCAATGGTAAGAGTCGCCTTCCACCAGTTCTCTTTCTCAAATGCACAAACCCACTTGGTAAGGAGACCAGTAAGAGTGACCGCTTGCGTATCCTCAGATGTAACGAGCCCAGTGACCTCTGTTCCAATGAGAGCCTTGGGGTCAGTGAAACTCTCAAACTCAAAACTGACATTCATGGTATAGTGAGCGGGAGCCCCCGCACGTGTATCAGCGATAATGGTACACGGGTTCCCTGTCAGTTTACGAACTTCACCTTGATCGTATGTAATTTCTCCACCTTCAACAACCTGTCCAACAATGGTTCCAGGAATTGTGCTACCAGAAATACCAAAGACTTTTGCGGCCATTCCATTACCCCCTTATGCCTGTGCTACTGCCGCGATAAGGCAGTTCGCATCCGTTGCTGCTCCACTATAAGAAATGTTGACAAACCTGTTGGTATCCTGAAATCTTCGTGGAGGAGAAAGATATCCAGAATCTAGAATATCACCCTCTGCAAGAGTGATAACAACGTTGTGTGCAACACCATAACTGCAAAGACCTGGAGCCACAATGGTTACAATGATGTCGGTTGTTGCGTCTACGCCACTAGCAAGATGTCCACCACCACTGACGGTAAGTGTAGCAGCAGTCTTTTCAAGGTCGATAGTGTTTCCAGTAACACCAGCAATTCGTGCTTCAAGTGTTAAAACCGTGGCGTTGATTGTCGTCCCTTCAACAGTAGGATGTGCAATGGCGCACTTGTACTCTGTATCAGGCGTACCGCTATGGTTGATTGCAGCCTTCAAGTGAACAAGTGAATCTGAATAGTCAGTACCAATCAATACCTGTCCTTCTGTTGGAGTAAGGGTCGTCTTGAAGGTATAGGTTTTCGTGTCAATCTTGACAGTATCCCCATCTGACACCTGTGTGCCGTTTGAGGTAACTGTTCCAGAAGCTTTGACCGCAGCACCACCAGACAACCCATTCTTCATGATAAGGTGAACATTTCCTGCATTGTTCAGATTAACATAATTTCCGTTCCCATCGTCCATTGGTTCAAACACAATATCTGAACCTGGAAGAATAGCATTTTGAATCGGAATCAATGTCTCAGCCATTACTCATCCTCCATGTGTATAACGGTCAGGTCAATATGTCTTCCCCACGTTGCATCCAGTGCAATCTCTGCCTGTTCAGCAGACCACCGCAACCTGTACAGGGTCACTCCGTCAATGACAGCCCTATGTTCCCCCACAACTTCACGAATCTTGGCATAGGTTTCATTGTTCTTTTGTTCTGAATCCTCAAACAACAACATCGTGATGCTTGTTTGTTTTCCTGCACTATACGGAGAAGTACCTGTCTGCACAAGTTTCAAGGTATGTGAGCGCAACATTACTTCATCTTTCTCGAGAACCTCAACAACCTTACTTGCCTTGATAACAGACTTGATAAGGTCAATTATCATGTCCACGCCACCCTCAACCACTCTGCGATTGTCTGTTTAATGTATCCAGTAGACATCTGTAAGGCATGCTCTCTAAAATGATGTGCCATTTCTCCAGTATAATTCTTTACCCATGCCTTAGACCCTGGAACACGGAATGACCATTTGTTCTGAGCCTTACCTAGTCGTGGATAACTTTTACCTCCGACCTTCTCACGATGTCTACCAGTACCTTGATCGTAGAAAACACCAATCCAGTAGTTTGAAAGATTCCAATTTGGACTTGATGTTGCCATTGGAGTAGGTCTGTCCTTCCACAGAGCGGGGCGCATACCGACGTTCACTTCCCAGTTGGAGATGTTCTGTTGTGAAACTCCAAGATTCACAATAGAGTTTCCAATAGAAGTTGGAGCAAGAAAACGCATTTCGTCACGAAGATAATCGGCACACTCTTTCAGTGCTCGTGGCATATGATAATACGTTTTGTTGACTTTCCCCTGCAAGTTCATCTTGATTTGCTGGTTTATCTCTGCAATGTTAATAGAGAGTATCATCGTTGTAAGGGTACTCCACCAGCAAACCATCTACGCAGAAGCGCACGTGCAACAGGAGACAAAAGCCCCCTGTCAACACCAATGTATTCTTCTGCAACACCTTCGCGTGACGCCCTTCTAACTCCAAGTGCTTGCATAACAATTCGTTCGTTGTTTCCATATTTCTGGAGAAACCAAGCCTCTTCACAACAGGCATCTTTGACAACTTGTGGAACAACACTTTGTGTTTTATATTCCTTTGTCCCACCATACCATATTTGTCGTGGAAAAGCATGTTCTTGATTTGCAACAGCAAACTGTCCAACATACCTCATATTGTCAATAGACTGTGTCGCCATAGTGAGTGATGCTTCTTGATCCTCAACCTCTGCATCCATCCATGACTTTCCACCAAGTCTATGTCCAATATATGTTGTTGCTTCGTCCATCGTCACGTAGTTACTC